ATAATTTGAACTTAACTCACCCATTGCTCGTTGATGCTCAAAAGCTGCGGCATATTCTTCGGCGTTAGCTTTAAGAAGTGGGTTTTCAGTCCCGCTTCCGCTAGCCGCCGTTACGGGATCAGAAGCCACACTGACTTCTTTCATTTTGTTTAAAAGCTCGTTAATTTCTAAAACTGCTCCGCTAGTGTTAAAAGATTTAAATGGCTCAATGTCTTGTAAAAAATCTCCAGATGCAATTATCTTTCTTAAAGCCGTTTCTTTTTCTTCTAATGTTTTTAACGTTACCGCTGCTTTTAGCTGCTCAGATTTCCATGAAGAATCACTGCGTTGTTGGGCTTGTTCTCTATCATGGGCTATTTCTAAAAGCTCTATGTGTATAGCTTTTAATGTTTTCAATCCACCCATGCTGGAAGGTAGGATTTGTAAAACCTTTGATATTGCCCTACTCGCTCCTGTGGCTACGCTAGTTAAACTATTGAGCATTGAAGTGGAGGCTTCAATTATTGATTTCGCCGCCTCAAGAATGGTGATTGCTATGTTTTTTGAAAACTCAGTAATGCCGCCTTGTTTGTTTATTTTCATCTCAACAAAAGAGCGTATAGCTTCGGAAGTTGATTCGATCAAAGGCGCAATTGAGGCCACCACTCTATGAAAAACGTTACCAAGGTAATCAGTTAAACGGGCAATCGAATCGTTTGCGTTTTCGACCCCTTCAATAAGCTGCAAACTCATTACTAGACCAAGATCATCAGCCTCTTTTTTCATGGCTTCCATTGCGGATTTACCATCTTTTAACATGTTGATTACTTTAGCGCCGCGAGCGCCGAACAGGTCATAAACAAATGAGGCTCGATCTGTTTCATTGGTCATTGTTTCTAACGCTGTTGCTGTTTGGCCTAATACGTCAGTAACGCTGCGGGTTGAACCATCTATGTTTTTAGCAGATATGCCGTAACGTTCAAAAGCTTCTTTAGCAATACCTGTACCAGAGGCTACATCTGAGATATTTATGGCAAGCTTCTGCATAGCCTTATCTAATGATTTAGCTTCTAAGCCTCCAATACTGGCAGCGTGTCTTAGCCGTTGCAGCTCAGTTACAGAGATACCAATTGAACGGCTAACCTTTGCCATAGAATCGGTAGCATCCATTGATTTTTTTATTAGGAATCCAAGTCCAGCCACGCCAGCGGCTAAACCAATGGCACTCTTCATTGAAAAAGCAGCGCGTTTAATCGTCATTAATCCAGCCGTAACCGCCCTAAACGCCTTTTGGGTTTTATTGGTCGCTTTGATTGAAATTTTAACGTCTTTATTTGCCATTCTTCATTTCCAAATAAGCTGCCCACAAAATGATTTCATCCGTGGATAAGACCATAACTTCCTCCACTGTTTTGTGAAGGTGTTCCGCTAAAATAAAGGCGAAACGAAGGTCATGATCTTTTTTTAGTTTTTTATTGCTTCCTCAATGTCGGGATCATCCCCGCCCATCTCAGAAACTACTCGGCTAATAATATCTGGGTCTACGCTACGCATTAGTTCCGTCATGTTTGCAGGCTTAAAAAGCTTGACTCCATTTTCATCTCTAGCGCGTAAAATAAACGTCATAGCAACCGCTTCTGCTTGCTTGTTTTCAGCATGGAGTTTTAAAACCTGTCCTTGCTCAATAAAATTCATGCTTGGTTTGTAGTAAATCATTGATGGTTTTTCATTGACTATCCACTCTGCAATTTCTACGCTTTGCAGCTTTCCACTCATGCGATCACGAAACTGCAACTTTGCCGCTTCTAACATTTCACTCATAACAATTCCCCGTTAGTTAATCCCCGTAATAGATTCACTGGCAGAGCCACGGGGAGGGACTTTTTCAGCTTTCGCCTAGCCAGTGAAACTCATTAGACTGTGGCCCATGTAACTGCACCAGACCCAGTAAAGCTAAAGCTTTGCTCAACCATTCCCTCAATTGCGGCTGCAACACCCACCTCTGTAACAATACAACTGCCCGAAGCATAAGTGTCACCAGAAGTATCACCCTCTGGAAAAAGGGTCAGCACTACAGTTGCCCCAATTGTCACTGCATTTTGCCCACTATCGGCTTCATCCCAAAACATCTCACAAGAGCCTGAGAACGTTGTCTGCCCAACCTTGTAAGTCTTAGAAGTATCACTCAAAGTGGTATCTTCAATGGTTCCCGCTGTTTCGCTCAGATTGTAAGACCGTATTTCACCTACTGTCGTACCGCCGATCTTCACTAGACCCGCTGTTGCTGCATGGTTAGCCATGATCGGCCTCCTTGTTTACTGTTGCTTTCTTTGGTTTTGCAGTAGGCGCAGACTTGCTCCAACCACGGTTAATCATTGTGTCAATCTGACTAGGGTGTGTGTCCACAACCTGCTTTCCTTTGTACATCAGCATTTATATACCTCTCTAGTTAGCCAGTGTTGTTGGCGCGCTAGGGCTTATTCTGTACGCCGCATTAAAAGTAATCGTTGCCATTGCAATGGGCTTATCCTGTTCAACGCTATACTCAATCAAAGTATCTTCTAAAAAGATTTCCACAACCTTTCCGTTTAATGTTTTGTCGGCATAAACCGCAGCCTCAACCTCAGCGCAAATAGTGTCGATCAGTATTGCGCCAGATTTTATTTTTGCTCTTGCCTCAACTCTTAATGTTAAGTCCCGCCATTTAGTGTTGTAGCTACTCAAATCAGGATTCAAAATATCTTTATCTGCAAAAACAGTAATGCAGGGTAATGAATCATGGTCGTAAATACGGGTATCAAAAACCCTACTTGCCGTTGTCGTTAACCCTGTCAAAGTAACAACTAACTGCTCTCTGATTTGCTGCCTTGCATGAGGCATTAAGACTGATCTTCCAGCACAAGCTCTACCATTCCTGTTCCATCAACTTGAATACCTATAACGTGATAAGTTGCGGAACCAATTTCAACCGAAGCGCCATGTGAAACACCTTGAACGTCTGCAAGCGCACACGCAAAAGTAGGGTGAACACCTTCAATTCCAGCTACTTCAATATAAGCTTCATCAAGGATTCCATTTACTGTGGTTGCGCCAATAATGGCCTCAACAGCAAAATCAGAAGTATCAAAAAATTCTGTGAAATCCTCAATAAATGCCATAGCTATTTACTCTTTTTTTTCGTTGCTTTTGGAGGGTCAACCTTATCTAAACAAGCCTCTGCTTTTCCCATTCCAATTAACACCCGCCCGTCACTATCGCTAACCTCAGCAATTGAACCAGCTAGTAAATCTGTACCGCTCGCAGCGGTTGAACTTAAAAGTTTTATTTTCATAAATCCCTCTAGTTAGTGGGCGGGTTTTACCCCGCCCTATTTAGGTGGTTATGAACCGCCAGAGCCTTTTGCAAAGCTTTGTGCATGGCGTACCGCAATATCTACGTCTTGCATGCACACTACTCGCACAGTGCCAGTAGTGGAGCCAGTAGAGGTATCAACATTGATGTCTAAACCGCCCCACATGCCTATGATTAGATCAGCGAAGTTGCCAAAAACAACCGTATTGGCTGTCATTTGGTTAGTGACTGCCATGTTGTAGCCGTTCACTTGACCATTTGCCATAACGAACTGACCAGAGCCGCTATCTTTAGCTTTTTGCTTCATTGCGCCAGCCATAGCCGCCGTTGAAACATATCCCAAAGAACCGAACAAAGCGTTGTCGATAGAAACTTGCGATTCAACATCGACCATCTCGCCAAAGGTTGGATTACCAGCCGCGCCGAATGTCTTAGCGCCAATACCAGTGGTCGCTAAAATGCCTGTGGGTTGGTTGCTTGATCCAGTGCCAGCAAGAGCAGATAGATCAATTGCCATAGCCAAGCGCATTGCTAGGTCGTTGCGAACAAAACCTTCAATGTCGATTGAGCTTTGTAGCAACAATTTACGAGAAATGTCAGAAAATGCGCCAACTGTCTTAGGTGACATTGTGACCTGATCAAATGCCGCAGCGGACTCAGTAACAGCGCCAGACTCAGCAACCCAGTAAGCCGTAGCTCCGCTAGTTTGGCGAGGAATCGCTACATTACCATTGAGATCACGAAGCATGGTTGCGCCCATGCCAGCAACAACCATTGCATTCTCTAAACTATCAATAAATGATTGAGCTAGAAGATCAGTTGAAACAGTATTACCGCCAGCGGTTGCCGTTCCTACATTTAGATCACGTTTTAAAACGTCACTCGGTACAAACAAACCTTGAGCAGTTCTGCCCATGTGATCCGCTGCGGCGCGAGAGGCTTCAAATTCAAACGCTGCATCTTCTTGAGCGCGGCGATCACTTGGGTTAGCTAGTGCATGAATTGCCTTCATAAAAGAGAAATTACGCACTTCTTTAGCAGATAATCCAATGTCTGTGCTTTGGCTTACTACTGGTTGAGCAGTGCCAATGGTTTCTAACAACTGAGCGCGGAATGAATCTACAGATTTCCCATCATTAATAAATGAGCGAGCCATTTCCTGTTGGTTGTGTAAATTGCCAGCCGCTTCAATGTTTTGAATACGATCAACTTCACTACGGCGAGCCGCTTCTACTTCTGCACGAACGTCTACAGTTGGTGCTTCTACTACAATTGGTGTGTCCATGATTAATGGTTCCCTGATAATTTCTTTAACTTCAATTAATGTTTTGTGATTACTATCTTCTGAACGTCCAATGCCAACTGAGGCATCAGCGGGTATGGATACGATTGAAACTTCATAAGGCTCCCAATCTAATGCACGATAAGACTCTTCACCTTCTTTCTCATCCTCCATCACCATGCGGTGTATGCGATAGCCCACAGAAATGTGCTTGCGTATACCGTCTTGAACATCATTGAAGATTTCTGTTGCTCGCGCGCTATTGCCAAAGCGCACCGTTGCGCGACCTACCCTATCGCTATCAATAGAAACCGTTTCAACTACCCCCACATGATCTGAGGGATCATGGTCTACTAAAACAGCCCCGCCACCATTTAGCCTGCCAAGGCGAATAGCTTGAGGATTGTGGTCTAGTATTTCGCTGCCGAACCATCTTTCAACTGGTTCCTCAGAAGAAAAAGCAAGGTCAACAGTTCGCGTTTCATTGTTGATTGCTTCTCTATCTAAATTAAATGTGCGGTATAAATTACCTGTTGCTATTTCACTCATTATCATCGACCTCTTTATTCGGGGTGAGAATATCGTTAGGGGTTAATCCGAAGCTTTCCAAAACTGCTAATTCAGCTTTTCTTTCGGCGCATACATCAATAAAATTTAACCCCGCAGCGGCACATATTGACGTTAGCGTACCTGTACCCATCTCAATACTGAGCTTATTAGCCTGCTGATCTTTGAGCGGGTCTACCCATGCCCACCCTCGCGGTTGCCAATTAACTTTAGTAAACTTTTTAAATTTCTTTTCGGGTAATTTTAGCTCTTGGGTTCTCAATGCTGAGGATAGCCAAGCCTGATAAACGGGTCGATGTAACTGGTCAGAGACCCACTTTTGTAGGATTCTCCAATGTTCGCGCTCTTCAAGAACACCACTTCGAATAGAGCTAAAGTTAACCCCTTCTAAATCATTTGCTAAACCGTTATAAGCCACGTTAAGCCCACTAGACGCGCCTCTCAGTACAGTTTTAATAAACACTTGGTAAGCTGAATTTGGGTGGCTAGGGTCAAATGTCTGTACGCTCATGCCTGCTGGTAGCTGTTCAAAGACTCCTGGCTCCATATCTGTAACAAGATTGCCAGATTCATCTTCCTCACCTACATAAGCATCAGAGTCAGGGGAGGTATAAAAGCCCATTTTGCTCGCGCCAATTCTTGCAGCAATTAGCTCGGCCTCTTCATATCCCGAAATCATATTTAAACGCTTCATAGCGGTATTCATCCAAGGAACGCCGCGCAACTGACTCGCTCGCTCAGTAATGAACAAATGGCAAACATCATTTGCGGGAACTCGGTTGTACTTTCGGCCCTTGAACATGATGGATGTTTCATTCGGGTGATCGGTCAATAAATGGTAAGCCACTGGCGCATTCCACTCATTCACTTCAACCGACATAATGATTCGATTTCCGTTGTTTAATGTGAGGTTAAAATCTTCATCTAAATGATCCGCTTCAACAATCTGAACAGCAAAGCCAAAAGCGTTGTTAAAGCCTCTAACTTTTATTACCAAGACTTCACCATCTCTCGCGCAGCTTTCCACTACTAGGCGCTGAATATCCACCCAAGATAGACGGCCCGTTACGGAACAATTTTCTGGCAAACTCCACTCTTTAAACGATGCTTCAATTGCATCATTGTCTAGTTTGTCGAGAGAACCATCTTCTCTGGTAGATCGGGCTTGAAGTTGGATGCCATGAACGCCAACAACATTGGCTTTAACCATCTTTAAAAATTTAGAAGCGTAATCGTTGTCCATTGCCAACTGTCGTGAACGGCCTCGCATAACTCGCAGGCTCGCTTCAATTTCGCCATTAGCGGTTAGCATTGAACCTTTAAAATCTTGCGTTAAACGGTCAATAACACTTGAGCCATATCTGCGGAATGAAGTTTTACGCTTTTGTTTAGGGTCTTTGTCTGGCTCTTGCTGCTTGCCCAGAAAACTCAGGATTCCCATTTAAACAAACCTCGTTTTTATTATGCCTGAGTGACCTAGCCCGTTTTTAATGCGATCTTTTCTAACTTCACGCGCATAGTCTGCGGCGTAGCTGTCACGCCAAGCCAAAAGGTCAGGAATAGGAATTCTGCTAATTGATCGTCCAGCGATTGAATAACCCATCTGATCTTTTGTAGCTCGTCCCGCAAGGGTCGCTCTAATTGCATCTAGGGTTATTTTTACGTCTGATCTAGGGTCGGTAATTGCGGTTACTTTGTTCGCATGAACAATAAATGTGCCGCTATCTAAAGTTAAACGCTCAGAATCAGAGTTGCGTTTAATATACATTTGCCAATGGTATCGCCCTGCAACAAACTTGGCGCTCGTTGCTGCGGGAACAACCACATGATAATCAAGAGAAGATGCCACAGCGGTTAAGTT